TTCAAAGATAATGACTAAAACATTATTCTTGGGTGACAGCCATTCACATGGTTACTTCGAAATGGGTGGAAAAATCCACGCATGGGAAAGCAATAACTATGCTGAAATATACGCCAGAGATAATAACAAACAAACTGTAATTTACAGTATGCCAGGCGGGTGTAATCGAAAGTATCCTGCCTGGTTACGAACAATGCTTGATAGGTATCAAGACATTGACGAAGTATTTGTTCAATCTACTTACTGGAATAGGTTTCTTCTTTCATGCTCTAAAAATTTAGGAGTAGGGGAGACTACTGATTCTAGCCTGTACCTGGACGATGAACAACCAAAAGACGAACTAATTGATAGATACACAGATCATAGAATAACAGATGACTATGTTGAAATGGTCGAACAGACAAGGAAAGAAAATTATGAAGCTTTCAAGGGTTTAGAGTTTCATGATATGAAAGTTGGACATGACTATAAATTATTTCATGAAAAATATTCTTATACAAAACTGTGGCATGAATTAATTACACCTTTACAATATAAAGATTATTGTATTGATCTTTATGCCATAGATAATATGTGTAAAGAAAGAAAAATAAAATGGTATCTTTGGAATATTAACAATAGGGTGTTCATTCCAGATAATATTGACTTTTATGGTAAACTTTCTTGTGTGAAAGCACCATTAAGTGCTGAACAATTTTTTAAGGATAAAATGAATTTGGATATTGAAACGGATCATTATAGACTTGATACGGAACATTACATTAGAGAAATACACAATAAGATAGCTAGAGACTATATTGGTTACTTAAAGGATCCTAATTATGAAATTAAAACTTGACAAAAACCTAAATAAAGTATATAATAAACAGAAATGGCAATCCACTGCCTTAACATCGGAGATGAAAATTGGATAAAAGTGAAGAAATTATTAAAAGACTGCGTGATGCCAACATCAGGTATTGGGCAGGTGATAATATTAGTGAAGTATTAAAACAGGGTGATAAGGAAGCCTTAATTGAAGAACTTACTCCAAAGTTTGAAACAGTATTAGACAGTTTAATTATTGATCGTTATAATGATCCTAACAGTAAAGACACTGGTAGACGATTAGCAAAAATGTATATCAATGAAATAATGAGTGGTAGGTATGAGCCTATGCCAAACGCAACTGCTTTTCCTAACCACGTAGATGATGGTTACAAAGGAATGTTGGTTGTCCGAAGCGAAATAAAAAGTATGTGTTCGCATCATCATCAACCTGTAAATGGTGTAGCATACATAGGAATCATTGCCGCAGAAACATTAATAGGACTTTCTAAGTATACACGAATAGCTCAGTGGTGTGCTAGAAGAGGAACATTACAAGAAGAACTAAACAATGTAATTGCTAATGAAATACAAAAAGCAACAGGTAGTTCTAACATAGGTGTCTATTTACAAGCAACACATGGTTGTTGTGAAAATAGAGGTATAGGTGCTCATAGTAGTTTAACACAGACTACTGTACTACGTGGAGCATTTAATGAGGATCCAGGAACTAAAAAGGAGTTTATGGACAATATTAAACTACAACAAGAATTTGCTTGTGGAAAATAGAAAGGATAACATGAATCATTTTTCAGTTAGTATAGTTAAAAGTATTTTTAGAATCGTAGCAGGTGGATTATTATCCTATGGAGGCTACGTTTTTTGGTCGGCAAATATGTACAGTGATATCTTTATAGCAGACAGTGGGTTTGTAATAATGTTATCAGGTGGAGCATTTGTCATAGCAGAAGCATTAGGTATAATAGAGGAGATAGTGTAATGAAGTTAAGCGAATTTAGAAAAAAGTTCGGTGAAGGTACAGATTTTGATCTTGACTATGGTAAACTTTTTATCATAGCACTCTGTATTTACATTGCGATTAAGGTTAGCTAAGATATGGACAAAGCAGAAAAGAAAGTATATTACAGTGAAATATTTCACTCTATTCAAGGAGAAGGACACTATACAGGCGTGCCAACTGCTTGGATACGTTTCTTTCTGTGTAATCTACAATGTAGTGGCTTTGGACAGATAGATCCTACAAATCCAGAAACATATGATCTTCCGTTTTTAGATTATGATGTAAGTCAAGTAGAAAGAGTAGAAGACTTGCCTGTGTGGGAAAAAGGTTGTGATAGTTCTTACACTTGGGCAAAGAAATACAAACATCTTATGGGACATGAAGTTCCTAGTGTATTGGCGAACAAAATTGTAGATATACTAAGAACAGATTCAAATCCAGAAGGTTTGTTTTTACATCCTGTGAGTAAACAAAGACAACATTTATGTTTTACAGGCGGTGAGCCTTTGATGATCACTGGACAGTTAGCAAGTGTTGGTATATATGAAGAACTTGAAAAATTAGGAAACTTACCTAGTTCGATGACTTTTGAAACTAACGGTACACAAAAGTTGAGAGATCCATTTAAAGAATGGGTAAAAAGAATAGATGAAGAAGTGTTCTTTAGTTGTAGTCCTAAATTGTTTACTGTAAGTGGAGAAGAAGCTAAAAAAGCAATTATACCAGAAGTAGTAGGTGAGTATGCTGATCTTTCTAACAAAGGACAATTAAAATTTGTTGTAGGTTCTGAACAACGACAATGGGATGAAATGGAATCTGTTGTAGAAAAATTTAAGGCACAAGGTGTTGATTGGCCAATATGGGTTATGCCTGTAGGAGCCAGAGAAGAAGAACAGAGTGCGACAGCAGGTGATGTAGCAAAAATGGCTTTTCAAAGAGGATATAATGTAGCGGCAAGAGTACATGTATACTTGTTTGGAAACGCAATTGGAACGTAAAGGAGGTGATATGAAAGATATCATTAATAAGATAAAAAGTCTTGGTAAAAAGAAAGAGGAAGTTAAAAAACCTCTCAGTGCTGAAGAAGAAAGAAGAGCAGTATTAGCCAAGGAAAAAGAAGAAGCATCTAAGAAAGGTGAACCTTGGGTTGGTGTATTGGATACAAAAGTAAATCCAGATAACATCAAGAATGGGTTTTTTGAGCTTGATTGGAACAATGAATTTATTGAACAATTACTTGATGCTGGTTATACAGGGGAATCAAACGAGGAAATTGTTGATGCTTGGTTTAAAACTATTGCTAGACAAGTGCTTGAAGATGGTGGCGAAGATCCAGACAGAGGTGCTGGTTTTATAGACACTACCAAAATAGATGAAAAGAAAACAAAAGTTTCTTGACAAATTACATAATAGAAAGTATAGTAATACTATGACTTACATATTAGTAGATACAGCAAATACATTTTTTCGAGCTAGACACGTAATACGTGGAGACTTAGAAACTAAAATTGGTATGGCATTACATATCACGTTAGGTGGTATACGTAAAGCATATCAGGACTTTGAAGGTGCTCATGTTGTTTTCTGTTTAGAAGGTCGTAGTTGGCGTAAGGATTACTATGAGCCTTACAAAAGAAATAGAAGTGATGCTCGTGCGGCACAGACAGAAAGAGAACAAGAAGAAGATAAAGTGTTCTGGGAAATATTTGATGAGTTTAATAAGTTTGTAAGTAACAAAACAAATTGTTCTGTACTACATCACCCTACTTTAGAAGCAGATGATTTGATAGCAGGTTGGATACAAGCACACCCTAATGATAATCATGTTATTATATCAACTGATGGTGACTTTGGACAACTTATTGCTCCTAATGTAAGTCAATACAATGGCGTACAAAATACTATTATTACACACGAAGGATACTTTGATGATAAGAAAAAATTACCTGTGATAGATAAAAAGACAGGTAAAGAAAAGCCTGCTCCAGATCCTGAATGGTTATTGTTTGAAAAGTGTATGAGAGGTGACACAAGTGACAATGTGTTTAGTGCTTATCCTGGTGTGAGAACAAAAGGTACAAAAAATAAAGTAGGCTTATTAGAAGCATACGCGGATAGAAAAAGTAAAGGATTTAATTGGAATAATCTAATGTTACAACGTTGGATGGATCACAAAGGAGAAGAACATAGAGTTCTTGATGATTACAATAGAAATGTTGTTCTGTGTGATTTATCAGCACAGCCTGGTAATATTAGATCCATTATAAATGACGTAGTAGAAGATGCTATGGAACAACCGAAAAGCATATCACAAGTTGGATTACATCTTATGAAGTTCTGTGCTAAACACGACCTACAGAAGATAGCAGATAATGTTCAACAATATGCTGAACCATTACAGGCAAAATACTCATAGGAGGCAAATATGATAAAAGCAAAACCAATACTAAAAAATAAATTTTGGATTATAGAAAACAATGGTCAAAGAATAGGCACATTATCTAAGCAAGAAGATAAAAGATATATGTATAGTTGTGCTACTGGTACTGAATATTTTTCGGATACAAAGAGTTTCAACAGTTACATAGGAGGAGTAAGCTGGGATAAAACAAGTATTTCAGATGCTGACTCTGTTACAAAAGAAATACACGGATTTAGTACTTCAACTAAACCACACAATGTAATTTATAATGTACAGAAAAAACTTCCGCTTTTTACAAAAAGTAAAAAGTCTAAAAGTTTATATTGTGCTGGATATTATATCATTAAGTTTGACAAGGGTTGGGTAAGAAGTTTTTGTCCTAAACTTGTTACTCTTGAAACCTATGATTATAAAGGTCCTTTCAAGACAGAATTTACAATGAGAGAGGAACTTAAAAATGCAAACAAAAGAAGCTATTAATACTATTCCTATACAAAAGTTTATCCAACAGGTAAAGATTGCTGATTCAGGTCAGCATAAAGAAATTAGGATGAATATACAAGAAGCAAAAAATCTTATGTTTTCTTTAAGCACAGTCATTGCTAATACACAAGGCAGGTTAGAACAACTTATTGTTGATAACAAATCAACTGGTGAAGAGACTGTTACAATAGCAATGGACGGTGGTTCTGAATGGAAATAAACAGATAGTTTAACCTAAAAAGAGATAAATATATACGTATATAATTTGAAGGATACGTATATGAGTAGACCAAAACCTACAGTAATATTAGAGAACATTGATAAGAACAATTACAAGTGTGAACAAATACTAAAGGCAGAAGCAATATGGGCTGTCTTTTTTAAAGGTGCTCCTTTTAATTTAAAAACCTCTAATGCTCTAACAAATTACCCCGGACCTAAATACAAGAAAGTTTCTTTTTCAAATCCAGGCCATGCTCATAATCTAGCTAAGAAGTTAAATGAGATGTTCAAGTGCGAAGACTTTTCCGTGTATAAACTTACAAGTGGAGAAGTGGTAACTGATGAATGAACTGGAAAGAAACATACACTAAGATCTTCCTAAAACAGGCTGATATTGCTATTAGTGAAACATCACTAAAGCAGTACATGCCTCTATGGTGGCAAAACACCAGAGGCAAAACACAAGGCGGATTACGTCTTACTGATGATGGCTTTGATTTTCTTGCTGAAAGAATAGATCTACAGATGTATGAAATACCGTTTCCTAAAGATTTTACCATGACTACCCAAACTGTCATTTTTTTAGACCAATTCATAAATTGTCCATACTATCTTGGTAACAGAAGTATATGGGTAACGGATGAAAAGAAGTCTATGGAACTACATCTTTTCTCAGGTGATCTCCGAAAATATGGTTTAGTGAAAGCGATCGAACGCCAAAAAAAATAATATTTTGGTAAAAAAGAGGTTGACTTTTACCTAATTGATGCTATACTGTATACATAGTTAGAAATTAGGCACTGACACAAAAAGGAGTACAAAATGGAAAATATCGCACTAAGAACAGTTAGTCCGAACGGAGCCAAAAGAAGCATCCGTAGGGCATTCAAAAAGAAAAGACCAATTTTTATATCC